AAAGTTACCACGGGGTTTTTACCGCAGACCCTCGATTTCCCCAAACTTGGCATCATTCTTGCATGTAGTTTCTAATTGGTAACTAGGTTACTTCGATGTAACTAGGTGCGCTTACAGGTAACTAATTGATATAATGATGATAGTTGCTATACTTAAATAGAAAGGAGTATAAACCGATGGCAAAACGTAAAACATCTATGAAAGGCCTGCGGGCAAAATATACCGGCTATGCGGACCCATACAGGTCAAGTTATACAACCGGGCAGCTTTTAGATCTGCGCCGTCAGTATGCCAAGGCTGTTAACCAGCGGATATTAAGAATGGAGCGCGGCGGATATATGATCAGCGACAGCCCGGCGTTTGAAGAATTAGCAAAGCAGGACAGAAAGCGTTTTTCTGAAATGCGAACGCCTAAGCATTTAGTTACCGAAAAAGGGATATCAAGATCTGCATTGAAAAAGGAAATCGGTATTTTAACCGGGTTCCTCGGATCTATTTTGACAACTAAGGAAGGCAGGTCAGCAGTTACAGGCCAGATAATAGGAACTATCAGGAAGAATTATCCTGGAATGAGATTAAGCGAAGAAGATCTTGATTACCTGCTGCGGAATTTCAATGATTTTAAAGCTGCGGTTAAAATCGATTCTGACGCGCTTCTTAGAATCATTAGTGCTGTATCAACAGACATAACCAATTCAGACCAGATCAAAGCGATCGTCGATGAATTAAATAAAGCGAAAACAATAAAAGAGCAGGCAGAAGCTGTCTATAATGCGCTTTATTATGAAAGAGATATGCAGATATTAGCTGCAGCGGATGAATCGGAAAGAGCAAAGATTAAAAAAGGACAAAAGAAGAAAGTCGCAGATATCAGAAAAGCGATCCGGAGTAAAAAGAAAAAGTGAAAATTTATCGATACAAACGGCGTTTAATACCCTGTTTTGGCTGGCAGGATGCGCCGTATGAATTGATGAAAAAGACAGCCAGGACCGGCGGGAAGTCTACCAGGGACCCGCGCAAATATTTATATCAGATCGTCGCATTGGATATTGAAACAACTGCATATTTTGAAGATGAATTAATAGAACGGCGTGCTATGTTTCATTGGCAGGTGAGTTATAATAACGAATATCTGATTACCGGCCGGACTATTGAAGATCTGCTTGCCTTCCTGCAGCATTTATCTGACGCGCTCGGTTTCGCGCGGGTTACGATCATTGTACATAACCTGTCTTATGAAAACTTTTTTCTATGTCAGGCATTACACGAGCAGTTCGGGGATCTGAAATATTTTATGCTTGGCAGTCGGAAAGTGCAGTCCGTCGAATGTGCAAACCTGCGTTTTGTTGACACCGCTGTCATGTCCGGTACAAGTCTTGAAGTCATGTCGAAGGATTATGACCTTTATTATCAAAAGGCTGCAGGGGATTTCGATTACGATAAGTTATTTTCTGTCTCGGATCCGCTTAACAAAACTGAATTTGGTTACTGCGTCCTTGATGTTTTCGCGCTGGTCGATTATTGGCACACGATTCAAAAACTAAGAGGATATACTACGCCCCGGATGCCGATAACAAAAACAGCATTTATACGGTCCCCTTTAAGATCTGAAATGATGCATGGATATTATTGCAACGGAATGAAGTATGCTGATTGGATCCGGACAATACAGAACGATTATGAAACTTATAAAATGCTTCGGTCACAGTTCGCCGGCGGTATCGTCGTGTTGAATGCCGGCTATCACGGTAAATTATTAAAGGGAGATATACGATGCCGTGACTTTACCAGCAGTTATCCATATGTCATGTCACACCCTGACTATTATTATCCTATGTCCATATATCGCCAATATGGAGATATTGACTTAGAAGATCCGGAAGATTACGAAGAATTTATAAGTATGCTGCAGGAAAACTGCTGTCTGTTTAAACTTATCGCGTATGATGTGCAGTTAAGGCCTGAAACGCCCGCCGCTTTCATTTCTGTTAGTAAGTGTGAATATGTAATGAATGAAGTGAAACATAATGGTAAGTTATGTGCTGCAGATCTGATGGTAAAATATGTAAACGAAATAGAATTTGCTGACATATTAGACCGTTATGAAATAGGGCATTTAGAAGTGCAGGACTTCAGGGTTGCTGATCGCGGTCAGCTGCCGGATAAGATCATTGACTGGATCCGGCGCTTGTTTACAGACAAAACACAGCTGAAAGGCATCGAAGGAAAGGAATTGGAATATCTTCTAAGCAAAGGAGATCTTAACGGACTTTATGGCATGATGGCCATGGATCCGCTGCGGGAATCGTTTGAATTTTCATTTGATATAATGGCCGGAGATCCGGAAGAGCTGACAGAGGAAGAGAAAAAAGAGAAATACGAAAAGGCCGTCAGGTCCCGCAACAATTTTCTAAATTACGCATGGGGCTGTTATGTAACAACCTGGGCGCGTCATAATTTATTGAAAGCTATGGACATAGCAAACAAGCACGGCGGCTGGATTTACTCCGACACAGACAGCGTTTATTATTTCTCTACTCCGGACATAGAAAAGGACTTTGATGAATGGAATAAAACATTAACCAGCGGGGCGATATCTGCCCGATCAGAGATAACAGGGAAGGTTTCAACCTTAGGTGAGATGGAACCGGATGGATGTTATACTAAGTTCCTGGGATATGGCGCTAAGAAATATTGGTTAGAAAAACCCGATGGTAAGATCAAGATGACTGTCGCCGGAGTTCCGAAACGAAACAAGCAGACCGGGCAGGATATCAATGACTGGGTTACTTCTATCGAAGATATTCATGTCGGTATGATCTTTACCGGAGAAATGACCGGCAAACTTCGTCCTGACTATGTTGTGCAGCCGCTGGAAAAGAGAAATGTCAACGGCGTGATGACAACGTGCGGCGCTTATATTAACTTATTACCGTGTGATTATCAGCTGAATGATTCAGTATATGAAGACTGGCTTTATAATCCCGCACCGGATAGTTACCTATTAAGGAAGTAAGTTACAAAAAAGTGCGTACTATGCAGATATATTAAGATATGTTATTTTTATGATGTACCAATTAAGCATCGAAATGAAAGGAAGGTATAATATGACAGTAAGAGATTTATATTTGATCACACTTGATAATGCATCTATCATTTTAAAAGATCCGGTAGATGATGAGATATATTTCAAAGGTGTATTTTTAGACGTACCGTTTAGATATTTAAATTATATCGTATCGGAAATCCGCGCCATTGGTAATACGCTGGTTGTTAGGGTATACAACTAGCATATTATAGAAGCATCAAAACTCGCACTAGTAAAGGAGAAAGCAAATGAAAAAGAGCGAGAACAAGAAACCTGAAAACAATTTTGAATTGCAGACCTGGGACGTTACCCGCGCGCACGAATTCGAAGGCGGCAACATTTCATTCGATCTGCAGATCAATGGCATTACGATCTATGGAATGTCCCTGATCTGGGATGCGGAAAAGAAAACTTACTGGACGGCATTTCCTTCCAGAAAAGGCAAGGACGGCCGGTACTATAAGCACGCATGGTTTCCGATGTCCGAAACGCTGCAGGATGCGATTGAAGAAAGAATCGAGGATATGTTAAAATGATGATCATGTTTCTGATCCTGCAAGGGTTGTTAGTATGGGGCGTCTGGTGGCTGGTAAAGGACATCCGGGAATTGATAAACGATAACTACTTATAAGCACATGGGGCCGGCATTCTGCCGGTCCTTTTTTGAAAGGTGATAATATGATTGTAATAATAAATAACGGCGATGCATGGACGATGCAATTTGATCTAATGTATATTTGTATACATGCAGGAAAACGCGCTAGATATTATGATGAGCGCGGTAACGCACATTCTTATATACCATTTACATTAGTACATGCCAGAAAGATTTTTCGGCTTATTAAAAAATACGCCGATGAAGGCTATATCATTAACGCAGATCTGTTTATTAAAAAATATGCTGCAGATACAGGAGAAAAACGCATTTTAGAGCAATGGGAGAAAGCATGATGGACCTATACACTAAAGAAGGTTATTACCAGATCGGCCATGATTTAGAAACCTACCCGGACGCGGTAGCATATTTTATCATTGGTGGCCGCGGTACCGGTAAAACTTACAGCACGCTGACATATATGCTTGATGAAAATTATAAATTCGCATTTATTAAACGGTCAAAAGTTGACGTTGATCTGATCTGTACCGAGGATGAATCGTTGATGATGAAGTTTAACCCCTTTGGTACGATCAACCGTGATAGAAATATTAATATTTGTGCTGAAAATTTAAGAGAAGGTTTCGGCGCTTTTTATGATGAAACGCATGAAGGCCAGAAAGATTTCATCGGCTATATCATGCCATTATCGACCGTTACAAAAGTAAAAGGCTTCGAAATGCAGATTGCAAAATGGCAGATCTTCGATGAATTCATACCTATGAAAGGTGAAAGAGTTTCAAAGACAGAAGGTATTAATACACTTGATATGTATGAAACGATAAACAGATCCAGGGAAGTCCGCGGCGAAGTTGAATTGAAATCCATCTTCTTAGCAAATAGTACGAGTCTTAATAATCAGGTGTTTATTGCTTATGACCTTGTCGATGTCGTCCAGGAAATGAAAACAAACGGCCAAAGTGCATTATATATCCCGGAACGGTATATATTTATTAGAATGCTGGATGACAATGAAGAATTTCAGAAGCGCCGGGCGCGTTCTAAGATCTTTGCAGCCGTCGGAAAAAATAGCGCCTGGGCGCGTTCCGCGCTGGCAAATGATTTTGCATTCGATGACGACAGCATGATAGAAAAGCATAGCCTTTCCGGATGGCGGGCCGATTACCGCGTGAAGTTTAATGACGGTAAGATGTTTTATGTTTATAGGCGCGGTCCAAAATACTACTTAAGTAGCGCCGCACACACCGCCGGCAGGCTGTACGACTGCGACACTGACGGCGGTAAGCAGGCTTTCAGGGAAAAGGTCATAGATCTGCGATGGGCAAATGCTGACGGAGATCTGACAAGTGAAAAATTTTCTTTTTATGCGTACGTGAGGGATTTCAAATGATTAACTTAAAAGATTTCTTTGAACATGACATGTTTGATATTTTAGCCGGCTTTCATGCGGTCCGGTTCGTGATCCGGTCCGGGCTTTCAATGAAGTGTCATGGATCCTATGACGATATCATGAAATGGATGAAGGAAACCGGCTACGGCCGGCATGAAGTGACAAGCGCAAAACTTGATTTTGTAATGGATGTTATAGAGGTACAGATTAGATGATACTTAATATTTTTATAGGAATCATATTAGGGATATTGGTTTTTATAGCATATGTCGACAAGAATTAAAAGCACCCCGGGCCATATGGTCCGGGGCTTATTATTTCTTATGTCTAACCTGCTATAAAAATGCAATATACCTGACCCGTAGTAGTTGTGATATCTGAATCGGTCACATTGCGTAACTGTGCGTAGATATTGCCACCTGAAGTAACCGATGTATTATAAAAATACAAACCATTGTTTCCAGTTCCTTTAGGTGTTATTAATGCCAATCTATAACCATCGTGTTGTGTAGGCGGTTCTATATTGATAGTTGACTGTCCACCTGCATTTACCGTTGTACTTGGGAGCGTCACAACTTCCGTTATAATGTGCATACCGATCGGTGTGCAGTTCACAAAATTAATATTATTATAAATGCTACTATTAAGGGCCTTTATTGCACAATAGTTAGCAATAATATTATTTGCCCCGGTTATTGTACCCATAGACAACACGCTTTCATAAAACAGAACATCGTTTTCTTTCGTCGTATCGCTCTGTAATATATCGATGTTGGTAATAGTTCCGGTAACGGAGTTATATTCAATCGTTTTATATCTGGTATCATCATTTTTCACATTAAGATTGTGAATTGAAAGTTGGCAGTCCTTACAATCAATAAATTTAACCGTGCAGTCATTACCGACGATATCCAGAAACATATTGCTTACGTGCAAAATCTCCTCTGAAAAATCAGAATTTGCTACCAGATTTAACTGTGTTGTTCCATAATAACGCGGTTGAGATACGATATAAAGAAGAGCCTCCTCGATATAATTAAACGGCCTTTCAGCTGATCCATTCGGATTACCCTGGTAATTATTTTTATCGACATAAACGGTACGCATACGACCGGCCAGGTTCGTAAATACCGGATCAATCTCCGCGGTCGTGCCATCCAGCTTGCCTGCGTATACACTGGAAAAATTATACTGATAACGTACATATCTGGTAGATCCATTTACATACACTATCTGATTCGCGTCGATGTCGATATCCTGTAATTCACCGTCCCATAATTCACCCGCATTGATCGGAATAACTTCGATAAGATCTCCGGTATTATCGAATTTCAATAATGTGTTGTTTGCGCTCTGCAGCATGTAATAAAAGTCATTATAAGCACCCATACCCTGCGCGGTATTAATATTCAGACCTTTAATGCTGCAGATCGAAGCACCAGACAGATCATAAATAGCCGTATAATCGGACCAGACTACACGTTTTAACTTTGCATCGTATGCTACAGCGTGAACATTACTATCGTAAGTATACTCCGCATTAAATGTCAGATTACTGTAATTGATAGTCACCAGTCTATTATCCAGTGTAGCGATATATAACAGACCGTTATAATAACACATACTGTTCGCGTGTCCCAGGTTCGTAAAATATCCGGACCGGCGGACGATCTCAAAATTATCATTCAGGACAATAATTTCCGCTATACTGTCATTGCTCGATTTGAAGCACATAACGTAGCTATTACCGACCTTACAGAAACCTTCCATACCGGTCGGATAGCTTGTCGAATCTCTGCGATCCGCGCCATATACGAAAAGTCTGTGCGCATAACGGCCTTGTTTATTGACAGTGATACCGCCGCCAAGTTTTTCATAATCCGGCACCTGTCCGCCTAATAAGGTATTCAGTTTACTTTCAAGTTCACGAAATTTAGATAAAAACCAATCTAAATTAAGTTCGTGAAAATCTGTATACGGATATTCATGAAACATATTTACCCCTTTCTAAACATAAAGTTTTATACAAAATTCGTTTATAAAGTCGCCGGCCATTACGTCATAAGGACTGACACCGACAAGCGCCATTTCCTGTCTGAACATGTCCTGTGATGACATAACGCCAATATTACCCCGCGCGTATCCTTCGCGATGATTCTGATATTCGCTGGATCCGGAAGAAGTGCCACTGTCCGTTTCGTTATTTGTGTCAAGATTACGATTTTCATATTCAGATGAATTGAATGCGCTTACTTTCCCTTCACTTTCACTTTCGGTATTATTTTCGTATTCGCTTTCACTGGATCCGCTGCCGGTATCATCCCAATTTTCCCGCCGGTTATAGTTTTCAAGCGGGGAATAATCTTCCTGCATTAATGTCGCCAGGCGTTCAAAATACCGCTGATTTTTGTCAGACCATAATTTGATTGATAATTTCATGAATTCGGCGCTTGGATATAATACACCGAATTCCCCTCCTGCGAGTAATATCGTGTTTACCAGCGTCTTTTTATCGAAGTATGCCGGCAGCTGCAGGCCGTCGAAAATGGTATCATCATAATTATAAAGCCCTATTAACGTCAGTTTCGCCGTCGCCATAAGCTGCACCCCCTTCTATAAATTTATGCCGTTCTACTTTCAGACCGATATCAAAAAGCGCATTTACTTTATCAAATGAATTGTTTAACCATTCAAGCCAGCAATCAAGTCTTGCGTCAGTTTCTGCATTATTCATGATCGCTTCATCATCTGTCAGGCGTTCCTTCTTTTCGTACTTAATATTCGGGATACCGATTTCCGTATTAAACATTGCAAGAAGACTCTGCACGTCGGCAAACTGTTTATCTGTGATATAGTTTCTTCCTACTTCTAAGTTAATAAAAGTAAAAGGATCGTCCTGATCCTCATTCTTCGGATCGTAATATTTATCGAATACCGCTAAAGGTTCGCCCTGGTTGATCTGATCGAAACCGGCTTTTAATGTCTGCGCCGCAGCTTTATTCTTAGCCATTGCCATATATGCAAAACGCTGGTTAACGATCGCCTGATTGATACTGTTATCTAATTCCGACAGTTCGCAGGCATATTTATCGACGATATCAAACGCGCCCAGATAGTCCGGAGTTAACCGGATCAGTTCGCATTCTTCCCCGATCTTCATATTCTGCCGGTCGATAAAAGGCGTTTTCACATTGACGCGCGTCGGCTGATACCATAGACCAAAATCCGCAAGCGTTCCTGGCTGAAAGATGACACCATACCTGTTATCATTAAAAACCGGCATGAAACCGATTCCAAAAAGCAGCCAGTAAAACAAATCTATATTCCAGAAGTCCGGCAGCGTAAAATCAAGCGTTGATGTTAATCGCTGGTATAAGGTCCGGAACCAATAATGGTATGAAACATTATCGTGCTGCTTCATTGTGTTCGGTGTATGCCAGCCGGTCGCGGTATTTATGCTTTCAAAATTCAATGGATAATAAAACATAATACACCTCATATAATTAAAGGCGGGCATAAAGCCCGCCCCGGTTGATTAGTTCCTAGGCTTCATCCATAAGAAGGACGATGCAGTTTTCTGTCATATCATTCCAGGTTCTTACATTCCAATGATAGAACGTGTTCCAATATCCGCCGCGTGCATTAAAAGGTGTAGTTGCGGACCAGTTGGAAATGATTGTCGTGCCTGCGGCTTCTTCATCAAACAGGACACCGACAACACCGGTTTCGGAAACCGGGTTACCGTCTGCATATGTTCCGTCGGACTGCATAACAACCGGCGTGATCTGCAGGGATGCCGGGGATCCGATCGCCTGCCAATAGTTGACTGCTTCGAAATCTACTGTCTCAAGTAATTCATTATGGAATACAGACGACATAACAGACGCGTCAATGTGTCTCATCAAACTATTAAGAAGATAAGCTTTCATGTTCCGGCGCGGAGTATGCCGCATAATCGGCTTGACATTATTAACACCGTTGTATGTTGTAATGTTTTGATGATAAAGCGCGGTACGCTCTGCCATAAGGTCAATAGTCGTATTAAGGAAACCGTAAAGCCATTTCACAAAATACGGAAATTCTGCTTCACTCTGCCAGTTTGTCGCACTGATCGTAGTGTTGCCGGTTTCATTTTTGTATTCGGTCAGCAGATGGATCGCGTTTGTGCCGTTGTCGATCGTACCGGCCATGAGATTCTGCAGTGCCATTCTTCTTTCATTCTCGTTGATCTGCTCGATCTGGTTCGCGATGTTCTGCAGTGCGCCGGCCATGAAAGAACCAAACTGTGCGGAGCTTTCAAATGCAGCATCCAGCTGGTCACGATATACGGTATAATGAAGCTGGTGTGTGTTGGATCCATAGAAGTTTGTTTCTACGGCATGCAGCTTCTGGACGTTGTACATGTCAACGGATCTGTTATCTTCCAGGCTATAGCGGTCATCGTCTTCAATGTTCAGATCGATATAATTGATCTTGCGGACATGCCCGCCGAATTTCTCGCTGTCAACCTGCAGCCCGCGGAATTTAGCATTGTACGGTCTGGATGAAAAGATCGTCCGGGAAAGGACCTGGCTGATCGCGGTCGCCATTACATCATAATTTCTAATTAATGTTGTCTGCGCCAATGTAACGAAATCGCTTTCGTCTGTCGGCGTGATCGGACGCTGTCCGGTTGCCTGCTCTACCAGGCTTGTCAGCAAAGTAGCAGACTGTTCAAAAGTCATAGTGTTAACACTCATTTAAATCTCCCCCTTTTCTAAAATGTTTTTTAAAATATTGTCGCCATCTATGGCGCCGTTTTTTTTTCCTTCCGCTGTATTCCGGAAATGTTCCTGCATGGATTCCGTCAACGCTTTAACCTGTTCGGTTAATTTTGCAATGTCATCGACGTAATGTGGTTCCGGTTCCGGTTCTTTCGGTTCCGGTTCTTTTGGTTCCGGTTCTTTCGGTTCCGGTTCTTTCGGTTCCGGTTCTTTTGGTTCCGGTTCTTTGGACTGCTGCAGGTCGTGTAATTCGTTTATTTCTTCTTTTGTATATCCCGCGTCTAATAATTTAAAAATCTGGTCAAGTGTCATTTTTCACCTTCCTTTCATTATAAACAAAATAAGGCGGTAAGATCCTGCCAAGATCCGCGGCGCCCTTCCGGGGCTGGCTGTGCCGCGCCGCCTAATATCTTTATACAATAAAAGACAGTAACCGTCAAGTAACTAAGTTACCTAACGGTCACTGTCCATGAGTTGGAGGCCCATAATATGATGCGGAAAATCACAGCGGTATATTTATTATATCAATGTCTGCCGGGAATTACAAGACGGCGCTGAAGATCATTGATGAGTGCGGTCGTGTACATTCGCTTTGACGGCATACCGCCATCGTTCGCCCATTGACCGGATATGATTATATCATACCAATATGCAGCATAAGCGTAGCGGGCCGGAAGATTCGGACGCCCGGCACGCTCATACTCATACAAAAAGGCCCTGACTGCTTCGTTAACGTCTGTCAGCTGTGAAAATTCGGCCCATGTATAACGCGTATTATGTTCGATCGCCGTCGGCGTATCCGGCAGCCATTGCCCTTCTGATTCACCGTCATTGATGCACTGGCATTGACCGTCACCCGATGCCGTCGGATCTGAAGTATTAATATTATGACGCTGCGCGTAATTAAACCATCCTGAAGCAGGATCCCATTGAGCCAGACCATAACCGGGACCGACGCCGTTTTGATATCGCCAAGGGTCCAGCGTACTTTCCTGCTGTAAGTTTCCTAAAAGGCCTGCGATCGCTTCATTAGTAAAACCTAAATTCGTGAAGTAGTACCAGATCATAAACGCGTTGTCATTCATTTCTGTACTGCCTTCATCAAAACCGTCACCGTCCGCGTGCCATGCGTGAGTTACTGCAGCGCCGCCGCTGGTATCCCGATAAATCTTTTCATAATATGACGCATACGTCCAATCGGTATTTATAGAAACCTGATTCGGAAAGGATCGCCCGGATCTGCCATGTGCGCCCATCGTTTTACCGCGACCGATGCCGCCGGTATGTACCATTTCCGTATGGCCGTAGTCATGCCCTTTCCATTCTTTAGAAAAGTAACAAATATCACCCGGCAACCATTCGCCGTTTTTATCTACTTCCGTCCAGCCCGCTTTAATCATATATCCCGGTTGTCTGTCAGTATTAAACCAAGGATTTGTTGTAAAATACCCCGCTTCTGTCATTGCTTTAGCCATTAAGCTACTGCAGTCAAAATAAGTATAATAATTGACGCCAAGTGTACCGGTCGTTCGTTCCGGTATAGAATAGCCAATATACGGATCGTTGCAGGCAGCTACAACATAATCAAAAGCTGTTTGAAGATTAGGCAATGATAAAGCCCCCTTCCAAAAGAGAAGTGATCGCGTTTCGTTCTTCTACGGTTCCGGTCATTTCAATCAGGCCGTTTGCTACCTGCGTATATCCTGACAGATCGCCAAGCGTCTTTACCTGGTTGCATACCCCGCCAAGTTTAGAAACTGCCGGGTTATAATGACTGTACTTTCTTTTATATAATATGATCGTATGATTACTAATGATCGTTTGTCTGGTACCGTCCGCGCCTTTACTGGTTACAGTCGGCTGCAAGATGGTAGCCGTCGCAGCGTCGGCGGCTGCTTCGGCAATGTCGCGTCCTGAATCGACTGTGTTTTGCATTTCACGTTGTGTCATACCTGTAGCATAGCCGACGGCCCCGGATGTTAAAGCAGCTTTAAAGAATGAAACAACACCTTTACCCGCCCCGGACTTTCTGGCGCGCGCTGCAAATGCAACACCGGTTTCGATGCCTTTCGTGATAGCGCCTTCTTTGCTGGTCGGGATATCGTTTGCCGTGCTGATCTGATTGATCGATACATCGCAGCCGTAAGATCCGGATAAAACGGCTATTATTTCATTGGATCCGGTTGTTAATACGCATGTTGCCGCGCCTGTATTCCAGTCAATCGAGATCTTACCGGTCAACGTCTGCCCGGAATATGCAGCGTCGATCTCATTGGTTCCAAAACCGGGGATATATAACGCGTATCGTGTCCAGTCGTTTACACGGTCGGTCCAGTCAGTATAACTTCCAAGTGTGAAAGAAAACGTCATATCTTTGCCATAATTGGTCACGAGATTGCCGCCTGCAATAATGTTGCTTGATTCATACCAGCCATATTTAAAGCGATGAAAAGAGCCGTCCGTGATATATGACTGACTGAATGGATACCAGCGACAGGATGTTATATACTGTTGCGGGTTAAAATAAGTTTTTGTCAGATCGTCAATATTCGGATAATTTGAAATCTTAAACAATTCGCCCATGATCGCAACCATTTCAACAGCGTTTACCGCATACATCGTAGACGCTGGATTTGCGCTGTAATCGCTTTCATTGTTAACGACAGTCATAATATAGCATCCGTCCGCGTTATAATTAGGTAATGCTATAGTATTTACCGTTTCGCTGAAATCTGTCGTGTGTGTCCAGGTATCGTCAACCAATTTGTTATTGTAATCACTTGCAGACCGTAAAACATAACAGGATGCTGCTAATATGTCATCCTTCCAGGTCGCCAGCACATCGACAGAAAGTGAATATTCGATGATATCCGCTGTTATAATCGTTGTTGACTGCACAAAATAATAGCGCCCGAATGCGGGAATATAGCAGTAATTATAATCAAGTGCGGTGCTGTCCAATTCGATAACAGGCGCAGTTATTGTAACTGCACCTTTTAAAACAATATCAAATTCCGTGCCGGATCCGGTCGGCCGTTCCGTGCTGTCGATCTGTTTTGAAAACTTATAAAAATTAGCTTTAATAGACATATTTCTTACTCCCATTATATGCACATACATAACCGGACGGGATCTGTAGCCAGACATAGCCGTTAGACTGCTTTTTAATTGCTTTACATGTTACCCGCGTGCCAGCTTTCAGCACTGCATAGGCGTTAGCGCTTTTATTAACGCAGTGTTTTTTAGCGTCTGCGCTAACTTCACTGACCTTCTTTTTACGGTAGGAAGTGCCTGCGCCGGTCCGGACGTTCATATTTTCACGGCAAGTATATGTTTTACCGACGGCCCAAATATTAGGCGCTGCAGCTGCAGCCGGTTTGCTGGTTGCCGGTTTTGTCACGGATCCAATCGCAATAATAACATGATGCCCCGGACGGACAACGATATCACCCTGCTTCGGTGAATAGCTTTTTGTTATTTTGATCTCAGTAAAACGCCCGGTTGCCATTGCTTCTTTTACAATATTGCCGGAATAAACAGAAGCGGATAAGAGTGCTTTACCTGCAGCATAGTTTATAGCGCATACTGCCAGTTCGCTGCAATCGCATTCACATTTCTGATTGACAGTCGTTTTCTGCCAGCCGGTCGCGGCAGTGATATCATATAATGATTTTCTTTGATACTGGTCATATCCTACGTTATTGTTATTAGCAATATCGCGGGCATATTCTGCGATCCAATAAGCAAACATAGCGTCCTTAGGACGCAGCGCGACAGTCTGGCCAAAACTGTAATAATCACCTGTCTTTACTTCACGGCCGGTCTGATCGCCGGCTTTTCCGCCGTGAGTTTTTCCGTTTTCATCAATAGAAGCCCATGCGCATTTCATTATTCATCACCATCCTTTTTATGAAACGCTTCCTCTTTAGCGATCAATTCAGTAATGACGTTCTGCAGACCATTGATCGCGTCAGTCAGTTTAGTATTTGTCACATTCATAAAATAAACGAGTATCAAACACATTACAATCGGAAAGCCGATAGATGAGATCAGCCCGCCGATAGCTGTTAAATCGATTGTCATAAAATCACCCCTTTCATCAATGTCATTTTAGCATATCTTATCATGCAGTTACAATAAGCGCACCTAGTTACATCGAAGTAACCTAGTTACCAATTAGAAACTACATGCAAGAATGATGCCAAGTTTGGGGAAATCGAGGGTCTGCGGTAAAAACCCCGTGGTAACTTT